GCTTCTGACTGCTGCGCGCATTTCCTTGTCAAGATCTTCTTCTAAAAGATCTTCATCGACGAAACCAAATTCGTCAAAAACGATAACAATGATATCAGCAACTTCTAGTCGTTCCTTTGGTGCAACATGTGATTTAATTCTAGACCACAGTTCCAATAACAATTCATGATTTTGATTTACCATTTCTTACTCCTTAGATTAGTTCGTCTTCTACTTCTGCAGAAGCTGCTTCACCAATCTTAACCTTTTCAATAAACTCGGACATCACCAAATCCATGATTTTGTCTTCGTTTCTGTTCCACTCTTTTCTGAAATACTTATGATCTTTACCATTTAAGTCGGTATAGACGTATCTATTGCCTTCCTTGACAACGAACTTCTTCTTTTCAATAAGATCAAAGAAGCCTGTGTAAGGAGACATACCTGTGTCATATGGAATCTGCAATTCAATATCCTCGAAAGGCTTATTGAAGCGAGTCTTCATAACCTTGCAACCTGCGCGAATACCCTTAACTTCGGTAACCTTGTTACCTTCAGCATCTTCCTTCAACTTGAGTTGCTTCATTGCAACTACAATACTGGAAGCATATACCGGACCTGCACCACCACTGATTTTATCATCTGGCGAATACGGATCTTGCGAGCTATACGAGTGGTTGGTACAGACCAAACCGATGTTCAAGTCTCCGAACATATTTAAGCAATTTCTTACAAGTGCCATGAGTTCTTTCGGTTTCGATCCGAAGTCACCCTTCAATGTGTTATCTGCGAATTGATGAGCTCCAATTGCCGAAGACATCATGCCGATTGAGTCAATTACGAACAAAATCTTCTGGCGATCTTCTGGCGCCTGTAGCTTGTATTCCTTAACGTAGTCATTGATAATCTGTGCTGCATCACTAATTTGTGATACATTTAGCTTTAGCAACTTTTCTTCAGATGTATCAACACCCAATGGTTTCAACCACGCTTCATCAAGTGCGTTTTCAGTATCTAATACGATACAGAAAATACCTTGTTCTTGTGCATTCTTAACAATGTTTCCAGATACGATATAACTCTTACCTGCACCGGATTGACCGGAGAACATTGAAACTTTACCTAACGGAATTCCTCTTGAGAAATCCCCACTGATTAAATAATTCAGTGCGTAATTACCTGTGCTAATCCATGTGTCAGGATCATGAAATCCTGCGCTAATTCCCGGGATTGCCTTGGTAATTGATTTTCTAAACTTCGAAATATCAATTGGCTTTGACATACTTTACTCCAAAATGGTGACACTGAAATAAGCGACCCGGAGGTCGCTTATTTTATAGTTTCTTACTTATTGCGATTTCTTAGCATTGCCAGGATTTCTTGGGGAGACTTACCAGCAGTTGCCGTGGCAGTTTCCTTGACTTCTACCTTAGTGTCTTCGACTACGTCGCCACCCAAAACATCGTCATCTTCGAGGACGATCGGTGCTGCTACCTTCACAGGTGTTACAGTCGGTACTACTGCACGTGGTACAGGTACGTTACGAACTGGCTTTGCGCCTTCTCCGTCATCATCGTGAGATGAAGAGTCGAATCCGAATGGCTTGTAATGCATGCTCCACTTAGCCGGATCATACAATTCACCGTCCAAGCTTGCTTGGAACATTTCATAGATGATTGCCAATTGTTCTGGAGTTGGCTTTTTCGGAAGGTATGACGAAAGATCAACAAGCTTGTGCTTCTCGATAGCTGCCATTTCTTCATCTGTCAAGCTCGATTCCCTACGTGCCCACTTCGAGGTACCGTAGTCAGCGAATCCACCCTTGCTTGTCTTGTTGACAATGAAGTCAGTTCCAGAGACATAATCTACCGGGCTGTTCAACATATCTGGATCCAACAATGCAGCCTTAACGATTGCAAAGATTTGTGGTCCCATAATAAGCTTACGGATTGGATTTTCCGGGGTATCTGTTTCATTCATCGGATCTTGACGTACGAAACCTTGCATGTAATAGGTCTTCTTTGTCCAGTAGGTGCTTGCGACCTTCTTTAGTGACTCATCCTTCCACCATGGGCGTACTTCATTAAGTACCGGGCAAGACATTTTACCGTCCCACATTTCAATACATGGAACTTGTACGACTACTGGCTTGTTTTCGTCTTGGCCTTTGATGCCGGGGAATGGGAATTTGAAGATTAGGCGTTCTGCCCAGAAGAATGTGTTTTCTTCGTTACCGTCTGGTAGTAATCTTAGAGTAGCTGATGTGCCTTCTGGAATGTTCCAGTGTGGGTAAACGGACTTATCTCCGGAACCCGAGCCGCTTGCGCCACCCTTGCGTGTATCTAGTGCTTGTAACTTCTTTCTGATTTCGTCTAGTGTTTTTGACATGATTTTGATTTCCTATTGATTTTAAAATATAAACGCTATTAAATGAGTTGCAGCCTACTTGGGTCACGTTATGCCCTTTCACGCCTTCTTCCTTACACGTTTCGTACAGCAACTAGTATACGAAACTCTTATTCGTTTGTCAAGAACTTCTTAATAGAAGTTCGATGTAAACTTGTCGAAATATGTAGTTAAGTCAATCGACTCTTTAATCTCTTTCCTTGTCTCGGCAACTTTTTCAACTACCTTAACATTTTCAAAGACTTGTGCAAGAACTGCACGCTCGAAATCGTTAACAACACCTTCCTTACAAATCTTTGTTCCAATCTTATTAATGAAGCCAGCTAGTTCTTCATTCTCAACAATTCGCAATGCTAATTCGTTAATTTTGAAGCCTAGACGTGCGTTTTCACTAGCGAACTCGAACATCGGTGTAGTATTTAGCGATTCGCGACGAACTAAGACTGAATTTCCGGCAGCTTCTTCAATGCGCTTGTGGAAAGTGTCCTTCTCTTGTACGAGTTGTTTGATAATAGGAAGTACACCTTCGAACTTCTCATCGAAGCGACGAATGGTGAATAATTCTTTGAGACTTGAGGTATCGTCTTCAGCAAGGGGTTCACGCTCGAATGTTTCGAGACGAGCCTTAACAGTTTCATAGGTCTTTACACCAGTAAGCTTTCTTAGTTCGTGACGCAGAGTTTCAATATTTTCTTTGACTGTTTCCACGATGCCAGAACTATCTTCGTTAATAAGCTTATTGGTAGTTACATAACGATTGAAGGATTGAAGCTTTAGAAGCTGCCCTGTACTTTCGCTAATATAGGAACCAACCTTATCACCAAAGGAACCGCCGTGCGCCATATGTTGCGCCATTGCTCGTGCTCCCGGTAGATAGTTGTGTTGGAAACGCAAGCGTTCGCCGTTACATTCTAGGAAAATCGCACTAATATGTCTGGTACGCGATCCACGAACACTCTCATCCACTGGTGTCTTGTGACGGACTAGAATTCTGACGTTTTCCAAGGTTTGTTGTGAAGTCAATCCAGAACCAAACATCTTGCTAAAACTTTCCATAATTGCCTCGTCCATTGCGATTGAATATGTTGCGTGTCCGTGATTATCAGGTTCTGCAACTAACTTGCCATCTGTAACCAGTTTATTCAACACCTTACGTGCCTGATCTAAATCATGCATTCCGGTATTACTGCACAAATCGGCTTCAGAGATTTTTCCGCCCCATTTCTTAACTGTCTGCATAATTTTACCAACTAAGTGATGATTATGTGGGTTTACGGTGTCTTCCATCATTGCGTCGCCTTTATTCATTTTTGCTTGATATGCATAATCCTTCGGTTGAATTGCTTTACCGAAGACCTTAATATTTGAATTCATTAGAAATTGATCACCGAGCTTACGAACATTGCGCTGAAGTGTATTGACAGATTCATCCACATCGGCACCTTTACTGAATTCGATAGTTTCGCTATCTTCATCAATCGTAACCATAATGTTTGGACTTGCTACAAAGAAACGACGTCCTTGAGTTGGATCTGTTGTCTCTGCACCATCTGCGTCAAATATCTTAATCTGTAGACCGTTTCCCTTCAAGAGGGAGAATACCTTGCCTGCGAGATCGTCCATTTCTACCATGATAATTCCTTATTATGCTTATTTATCAGATGAACAGCATTTACGCCGGTCAGATAAAAATCGGCATCGGCGCGTCGTATGAGGACTCTTCACCTTCTGCCACATTCGCATTAATAGCGGTCTGGGACTCGTCGTTCCAGGTAGAGATATATTCGGTCATGCGAACTGCGAGAATCATTGCCATGATAAGGTCGTCAGTTTGACCAATACGCGCTTCAAAGGTATTGCCTCTGGAAACGAACACTTTAAGTTCGGAGAGAATACCCTTCGAGTTTAGCTTCATTCTGCCAGACTCAATTAAGAACTTCAATTTAGCACATGCTTCAAGCTTGGACTTGTTTGTGGTAACGAAACCAGCACGACGTCCTGTGCGTCCTTGTAGCTTATTCTTCGGATCGTGCAACATTGTTCCACGGAAGTTTTCTTCGCCGGTGTCACGAATAACAACCAGCGCAGCTTCACCCAACGAATTACTTTCAACTGACCAATACAATTCTGGTGCGCCAGCATTGTGCAATTCTTCAAGAACTCTCTTTAGTGTTCTTACCTGTTCTTCGATTGGGGTCTTATTACTACTCCATTCTGCAACTTGAATAAGTGTAGGTAATTCAATAACTTGAATAGCAGAGTTATCTCCACCTGTACCCATTGAAGGATCAAGAGAAACAACATAAGTCATTTGACTTCTGATAGGAGCATACCAACGAACTTGCCCAGACTTACGAATAGGCTGGATAGAATTAAGCTGCGAAAGCTTAATTGGATTGATAAGTGTTTCTTCGAATGTAATGAATTCACATTGGTGTTCGCGCTTGAATCTTTCTTCTCCGAGCGCGGCCAATTCTGAATCGGCCCAGGATTGATCACGATCTGGGTGTGATTGCCAGGTAGACATATAAGGACGGAAACCATTTACACCAATTTCTGTTTCATTTCCGTTACCATCAACCATCTTGTTAGCATTGAACCAAATTTCAGCGAATTGATCTTCGTCAGTATTTGGTGTAGAAGTGATAATACACTTACCACCAGTTGACAATGTAGGAGATAGGGAAGTCCAGAATTCCTTGGCGATGTTTGGTTCCACGAACGCAAATTCGTCAAGATAAACTAATGATAGAGAAGTACCACGACCAGTATTTTCAGTTGTGGTAGTTGCAATGATACGAGACCCATTATCAAAGGCCATCGATCTCTTATTGTATTCCTTTACACCGGCACGAATGTGGTCGGGGATAGATTCATAAGCATATCGGACTCTGTGCATAATTTCTTGTGCACCGTCATATTTGTTGGAAGCAATAAGAATTGTAGAATCTTCCATAAACATTGCATACCAGAGAAGATATCCTGCTGCAACAGTAGTTTTACCCATTTGTCGACTTACCATGTTTACAGATTTTCTAAATCCGTGATATGTGTTGATTAGATCAACTTGAAATGGATATAATTCTAATTTCTGACGACCTTCAGTTGGGTGCTGAATATACATAAAGTTCGTAATGAAAAACTCTGGTCCAGATACTGGATCCATACAAGCTTTTAATTCATCGATCTGTTCTTTTGTATACGTGACTTTGGTATAAGCACGCTTTACG